GTCAGGGTCATGGTTACCTGCCGCGTTGATCACGGTGACTTTTTCGTGCTTCTCAAGCATGCGCTGAATGGCGTGAATCATCGACCAGACGAATACCTTGATGATCCGGTAGTACCGGCTGTCAACGTCCAGTTGGTGACCGTGACCGCGAGTCTTGTTTGAACTGTTGTCCGTGTGTAGGGCATCGCCCACGTTTATGAACAGAGCTTCCTTAGTAGGAGGAGCGGCCTGCGTAAGATAATCGACAGCGCCCTGCATGATGCGGTACGCAATTTCCGAGTCAAAATCATCAATGCGAGTTTCTTCTTTGTGAGCCATAGCTCCAAAGTGAGCGTCCCCCATAACCATCGTATGCAGACAGTCCTCTTGTGAGAGGCCCATGTGTTGGACAGGTTCTGAAGTTCCTCTGTATTCCGCAAGTGCATCCTTGATTCCCTCGATGATTATCTTGGCTTGCGCCTCTTTGTCAGCATTGGTTTTGACCCACTGCATCATCTTGCCCTTTTCGGCGTGATACAGCGTACTTGTCCCCTTCAACGTCATGGTTTCTGGGATTACATGGGTCAGGTCGTATTCGGGAGCGTAGCCCCTGCGCTCAGCATTACGCTTCACAGAGACAATGCAATTACCGATTGTACCGTGGGATAGATTAAGTGCTGTGGCGGCGGCACGTTGAGTGCCGTGATCTATTACCGCCTGTACTATGTTTCGTTGGTTTTCAGTTCTGCAAAACTCGAGTAGCTTTGGATCAATCGACATAACATCCTCATATGTCTAGCACATCCGTTGCCATAGCTTGCGACAACGTCCTTGCGCGTTGCCCAACTTGCTCAGCCCACCGCGAGTCAAGCATCTCTACTGAAGCCTTTTCAAACTCCCCTGCCTCGATCAGAGCCAGTGTGTTTTTGAACTTCATTAGTGTCGGGGTTCCGATATTGAATGCCATATCCAACAATACTCTTTGGCGCACATCACTCAAATCGCGCCACCAAGGTAACGCATTGTCTAATTCCTGTGCAACCCTCAAGATATCGTTATCTAACAATGACCTAGCCTCATCTTCTGTGATGCCTATGTCTTCGATGTTGCGACCGACCCCGATGGTGATCTTTCCCGCCGTACACTTGTATGGCTTGAGCTTCAGCCCTTCATGCAAAATCAGTTGGTCTTTTAACGCTTCAATATCCATATCTGCAAATCTCACTACTTGGTAAGTCCTTTCTGTTTTTCATATGTCCTCAGCCCTCCGAGGCCGAGCATCCCCAATAATACTGTCATCAGCGAGTCCATATCGAACGCAGGGAGTTCAGGTATTTCTGCGCCATAAAGCGCAACTCCAAACTTAATGACTTCAGCAAGAACAAAGTGATATGCAAGCGCGATTCCGCATGTCCATCCGATGAATGGTCGCCATCCTGCGACAAAGATTGATTTGTGTTGGGCTTCTGCTTTGTTGACTTCGACTTGTGCCATGGCGGCTTCGTGCGCCTGTTTTCCGGCCAAGGTTGCGATTTCGTGAGCCAAGGCATTCTTCTGGTCCTTATCTTCGACCACCTTATCCAGTAACCCTGTTACGGGACCAATCAGCGATCCGAGTAAATTAATCATAAAATCTCCAGTTGATCTGTCTTAACGCAGATCGACTCATAATTGATTTTCGGTTGAGGTCCGGTAGCCATGAAATATTCTCTGGCCTCGAAACATTCATCCATTGATGTGTATGCGCCGAGCATCATGAACTTGAACTGGCCTTCCATAAACATCATCGCAACCAGAACCCAGACGCTCATTTCTTCGCCCTCTTCTTTGCTTCCCTCGCAATCGAGTTTGCAATGGCAACAGCCTGCTTCTGGGGCTTGCCTTCCTTAATCAGCGTCTTGATGTTCTTGCTGATCGAGCCTTGGCTGTACCCTTTGATCAACGGCATACCTAACCTCCTGTGGCTTTCTACCACACTTGTCGCACCTCAAGGTCGGCCTGAATATCAGAACCGACTTGCACTCGGTCTTGTAGTAACCGCGCTCGAAATGATAGCTACAAGTTTTCATTTGAATAGCGGTCAGCCGCCATCCATATCACGTTAGCGAGGAGTAGCATAAAAGCTACAACTCCCAACATTACTTTTTACTCGCCATGTTGCTGAAGCCAAAATACGCGCCGATGATGACCGAGATCGACCCGTAGTAGATCGTACTCATATCTGCAAGCAACGTAGAAGCCCCTGACAGGCCGAACGCTTCAGTGGCGACCACAGAGAAGGGAAACAACAAAATGCCGCTTGCGGCCATGTATGTGATCCTACGCTGTGCGTCACGCTTGGCATCTGCGTCATCCATTTCCCGGCGGCGATCCTCAAGCATCAACTCGCGTTCTTCTGGATCCAGTTGGCCGTTACCGTTGTGGTCGTACTTCTCGAGATCGGTCATGCCTTTGATACCTTCTTCTTTGGTTTCTTCCCACGGGCAACAGTAAGGTTCGACCAAGCGTTAGGGTATTTGACTCCCTTGCGCTTACTCATGGCCTTGGCCCGAGCTTTCTGTGCCGCTGTGAGCTTAGCCATTACGACAGAGCCTGCGCCAAACACTTACCCGCACGCTTACATGAGCTAGGGCTTGGGCAACGGCTACATGGAGTGAACTCCTTTTTCGCCATTGGCTTATTCATTGATTTCTTTGCTGTGTACTTCGCCATCTATATCACCACTTGGTTTTGTTGGCCCAGTAGGCCGCTGACATTTTGCCTTTTGAGATGTTCTTAGCATGTCTTGCCTTGAACGACTTGCGGCGCGCTTTCTGAGCGTCCGTCTTCGGGTTCTTGCCTGCACCTGATACCCCCTGCTGACCGAACCGAATCAGTTTAATCTTGTCACCTTCTTTCGCCAAAACAGCGTGTGACTTTGTTGGATGGCTTGGTGTTCTCTTGGGCTTGTTGTACCCGCTGAACCGCTCGCCACGATACTCAATTGCCATAGCTACTTACCCCGTAAAGATACCATCCAATAAACCATAAAGATGGCAAGGCCCACGGCAGTGAACACACCAAGCACAGCACCAGTAACAACCAGTCCAGTCTTGAGGGCTTTTTTCTTAGCCACTCTCTTAGCCTCTGCACGTTTCTTTTCATTCTCACGCATCTGCTTTCTGTTGCGGATGAAGGTACAGTAATCATCCCATAAGCCGGGACGCCCGGCATAGATAAACTGTTGTTTTATAAGGGCTTCTTGGGATTTAATGTCCTCGAGCGCCCAAAAGGCCTCCATATCTCCAGAGGCGGCGGCTTTCTCGATATCGTCCTTGGCGTCTGCGAGCTTGGTCAAATCCTTGCCCATGGCTCCCACAGACTCAACATGGCCCGCAAATTCCTTTATTGCGCCTATACATTCGTTCGCAATTTTAATGGCCGCGATGGCCTCAAAGATCATGACCTGCTCTCAATGAGCCGATCAATTTTTGCGTCTAGTGCGTCAAGACGGTCCATCACACGATTCATATCGGCGTGGACCTCTTGCTTGGTGACATAGTCCTTAGCGACTTCTTCTCTGGTCCGGTTGAGCAATATGCTCAGTCTCTTAATCTCATCGTGCATTGCCTTGCCGATGAATCCCAATAAGCCTACAAAGCCTGTCAGGAGAATATTCCAGACCATCATGTCCATTGCTAATACGTTCCTTTCCAGACGCGAAACTTGTCAAATTCACCAGACAGGATTTTGCGTTTGACGACCTGCTGTCGCGCTTCCACATCATCCCACTTCACGCCCGCTTCCTTCAGCCACTCATTTACTAGCGCCCTCGGAATAGTTCCAATCAAACGGTTTTCACCAACGATCCCGCCGTTTGTTGTCACAGATGCCATTTTCGCAACTTTTTCGGCCCCCGTGAAGTCATGTGTCTTCTTGTGGATGAATTTATTTTCCACCGGGTCATAGATGAGCTTTTCAGCTATCTTCATCGGATACCTCGGCCTTCTTGCGAGACTTGCGAACTGGTGCAGGCTTAACCTCTGGTTGCTCCTCAATGCGAACGCCATACTGGACCGCAACGTCTGGAGATAGTTCAACCACCTGACCGCGTGTGTACTTCACACCGGCAATGAACAATGTTCCTACTACTACTTTGTACTGCATTTTGCTCCCCTTGATAGCAGAAAGGGGCCGTAGCCCCTTCCTTATGTCACTTCAATTAAGAAGTTGTTGAGTCGTACACTGCACCGCTAGCGGCCTCATTCCGGCATACCAGAGTGAGTTCAGTGATCACCTGACGGCGAGTTGAGTCACCAGTCTTGGCCAACGCAGTGTTCTTAGTTGGGCGCAATACCGCAACTTCCCACATGTCGTTTTGCATAATGAACACATCGCGTGAACGGTTTTCCCTCGTTGGGATGAACTCCACGCTACCCCAGGGGGTCATGTAAATATTAAGCAAATTCGAGATTTCAC